TACTGAGTCAGGTGACAAAATTATTACAGTTGACGCTCAGTTAAACTCTCTTGAAATTACCGCAGAAAGAAACTCTCAAGTATCTTTCTCAGGAACTTTCGACTTTGCTGGCGCTCCAGTAATTAGCGTTATACCAACCTAATAAACATATATGGCTAAATACCATTCTACTCCCTTTAAAGAAGGGGAGATTTTCTTTTACCCAAATCTTGGGGCATTGGCTAATTTTGAAGACTTTACTGGAAAAAGTTTAGGTGAAGTTTTTCAAAATGGAAAGATGCCAAAGCTAGATTTAATTTACGCTTTGCTTATTGAATGTCACAAAGTTGCTTGCATTCGTAAATCGGCAAATCCAATTAGCTTAGATGAGTTAAAAACTTGGGTTGAGGGTAAAGAGGTAATTAATTTATTTAACGACGTTTTGGCCGACTTGCTTTTGGAGTTGGGGATTGGTGAAAGTACCGAACAAAAAAAAACGTAAGTGAAGACGAAAGCGAGAATTACAATGCTCGCGAAAATTTATTGCTGCTCGTAGGTCGGACAAAAATCCCTTATGAGCAGCTTTTTCATTTAAGCCGTAAAGAGTTAAAGGTTTTAATAAAAGGCCACGAGATAGACCAAAAAGACATGGTAGAGGCAATGCGTAAACAGGCTATAATTTTATTGCAACCTCATTTAAAGAAGGGAGTAAATTTAGACCCAACAAAAATTTGGCCTTTGTCCTGGGATAATAATCCAAAGCCTTTGGAGTCAACGCCTCAAGACTTTGCTAAAGCAAAGAAATTGTTGGAAATTGCATCTAAACTAGAAAGAAATGGCAAATCCAAGAATAGAGGTTGAGATAGGCGCTAAGATTAGCGAATTCGATAAAAAATTTAATGAGGTAAATTCCAAACTTGACCAGTCAGGCAAAGAGTTTAGCAAATTTGAAAAAATCTCCTCAACTGCATTAACATCTTTAGGAGCTGCTTTTTCTGTTGGAGCAGTTTTAAGTTTTGGAAAGGCGATAATTGATACGACCGCACAATTCCAAAAAATGGAAGCGGTTTTAACTAATACTTTAGGTAGTAGCTCAGCCGCTCAGGTGGCAATGAATCAAATTGTAGACTTTGCCTCAAAAACACCTTTTCAAGTTGACGAATTAACAAACGCTTTTGTAAAATTAGCCAACCGAGGATTTACGCCAACAGTTAAAGAAATGACGGCTTTAGGTGACTTGGCATCCTCAACTGGAAAATCTTTTGACCAATTAGCCGAAGCAACTTTGGACGCAATGACTGGAGAGTTTGAGCGTTTAAAAGAATTTGGCGTTAGGGCCAAAGCCGAAGGAGATAACGTCGCGTTTACTTTTAAAGGTGTAACTACTGAAGTAGAAAAAACAGACGTAGCTATACAAGAGTATTTAATTAGCCTTGGAGAGGCTGAAGGAGTTACAGGCTCAATGGCGGCAATTTCTGAGACCGTAGGCGGTAAAATATCCAATTTAGGAGACAACTTTACTCAATTACAATTAGCAATTGGTAACTCTTCGAGTGGGTTGGTTTCAGGTGTTTTAGATTTGGCCAATAGTTTAACCAGCAAATTAGTAACCTCATTAACCGCAGTAAATACAGTTGCTCAGTATACTGGAGAAAATGGCTTTGTAACTTTTGGCAAGCAATTACTTTCTCTTTTAAATCCAATTTATGCCAATAAATTAGAAGGCCAGGCAATATTAATTAAGGGAATTCAGAAAGCATCTGTTGAAGCTGCTGCTGGTGTTGAGACATTTAATGAAGTAAGCGACGAAACAAAGGCAGAGGAAAGAGCGAAGGCGTTTGAAGAATATTCCAAAGGATGGGACAAACTTAATAAAGTAATTTTGGCTGGTAATCCTGAAATGAATACCGCTAATTTTCTACTAGAAAGGCAAACTAAACTCGCAAAAGAATTAGACGCAAGTTTTCTTGCTATGGCTGAATCAATTGCAAAGCCAATGCCCATTGGATTAGATTTAGATAAACTAGCGGAAAGTATAGTAATACAACCCGAGATTGCAGACATTGACGAATCCAAAAAAACTAATTTCTTATTAGCCTTAAAAGATTTTAACGCTGAAGCTTCGGCTATTATAACAAATGGAGCGGTTAATGGATTAGGAGATATTGGCTTTGCGATTGGTGAGGCTTTAGCTACTGGAGGCGATGTTGTAAAAGCTGCTGGTAATGCTCTTTTGGGCGGTGTTGCAACTATTGCCGAAGGATTGGGACAAGCGGCTATTAAAGTAGGTGTCGGAATGATTGCAATTAAATTAGCATTTAAAAACCCAGCTACGGCAATTGCTGCTGGTGTTGCCTTAATTGCATTGGCTGGATATATTAGAGCTAAGATTGGTGGAGGTGGAGGAGGAGGAGGTATTACCTCAGGAATTGGAGGAGGAGGAGGCGGTGGTGGTTCTTCCGTTGGAGCGTCAGGTGTTGGAGGCGGTGGCTCGTCATTTACTGGAGGCGCTCAAGGTGGTTTATTTGAGCAAAACAGAGATGTGAGCGGCGAGTTTGTAGTAAAAGGAAACGATTTGGTTTATGTTTTAGGACAAGCAAACAATAAGATAAATAAAGGCTAATGGCTAACGATTACAGATTATTACTTGCAGTTCGAGAAGGTCTTGGAACGATTACCGTTAACGGCGTTGCTCCTTTAGAATTCTATACAGAAGGCGATTCGCTTACAATTGCAGTTGCACCCGAGTCGGGTTATCATACGGCTATGTGGTATAGCTCTCCAGGCAATACTTTCTTGTCTTCTAGCTTGTCTTTTAGCTACACCATGCCGAGTGAGGATGTTAAAGCATACGTTGTTTTAACAGGACAAAACGCGCCTGTAAATGATTACGGACTAAAATATGAGGGGGGGTATGCGACCAACTACGGCGGCAATGTTTGGAACTTGCAAATTTTCAGAACTGGCTATTCAGGAGCGGTTACACCTTTGCTGATTAACGACATCACCTACAATTGGGGTAATACAGGAAACGACCCATTAGAGACAATAATTGGCTCCTCGGTTGACTTTACAATCGCTGGCGAAACTGGAGATTTTAACGAGTTTCTTGTTGGTGGCAATCGAACTTGGAGAGTTGCGTTAAATCAAGTTAGCGCAAACAACGATATTACTGATTGGCAAGCCGCTTCTCCAACTGGAGGTTTTAGAGGCATGGCTTATGGAAATGGGTTTTTTGTTGGTGTTTTTGCAAATGTGCAATATTCTTCGGATGGAATTACTTGGACAAGTGGCGGTTATTTAGGTGCTGAACACGTTACTTATGGAAATGGTCAATTTGTAGCCATTGGTTTTGTAATTGCTTCAGGAGTTCCAACATCATATATTAATACCTCACCAGATGGAATAACATGGACAAGCAGAACTCCTAGTGAGGTAATGACTTTTCAAGATATTTCATTTGGAAATGGATTATATGTTGCGGTTGCTAGTACTGGAACTAATCGTATAATGACATCACCAAATGGAATTACTTGGACATCAAGAACAACAAGTATAAATCCATCATTTAGCGGTGTTGCTTATGGTAATGGAATTTGGGTCTCGGTTTGTAGCGCATCTTCAGGAGGGACAACTTTTACTTCTTATGATGGTTTAAATTGGGATGAGCAAGCAACAGTTTTTAACTCTACGACAATTTTTTTTGCAGATGGTAAATTTACTACTGGCTCAAGATATTCAGTTGATGGATTAACTTGGATAAGTAATTCAATACCATTTTCTCCAGAGTCAATAGCTTATGGAAACGGATATTTTGTTGCAACTAGAAGTAGTGGAACTAACCGAATAGCTTACTCTACAAACGCAATTAATTGGACTGCAATACCAGCGGCTTCAGTTGCTACTTTTGAATCGATTGCGTTTGGAAATAATACCTTTGTAATTGGAGCAACAAGTGGAACAAGTAAAATTAATTACTTAGAATTTGAAGGCGTTCAATCTTTCTTTAGCGGATACATAGCACCTGACTTTATTACATCTCCCTATAAGAGTGGGCCAAAGCTTTTCTCTTTTACTGCGGTTGATGGATTGAAAGGATTTGATTCAATACGCTCAAACTTTACCTCTTGGCCTGATCCAAGAACTCAAGCCTTATCGGCAGTTGTTGGTGCTTTAAATCAATCTTTTGTTGAGCAAAGACCTGTCTTTATTGGTTGCGAAATCCACGAGGCTAGAATGGATTATGACGAAAGCGTTTTCCGTCAATTTAATGTGCCACAAAATGCAATATTTACCGATGGACTAGACGCTAAATTTAGCAACGGAGTAAGGATTGAAAACGAGCAACTTTACCTAAAGAACACAATCGAGAGAATGGTTAACCCTTTCCTTTGTCGCGTGTTTTTGTGGAAAAATCAATTTTACGTTGTAAGATTGACCGAGTTAGGCAAGTTATCTTACAAGATGTACGAATTTTTGCCCGACCTAAGTTTAACGGCAACAAGTACAATTGTAAACGGCGACGACTTAAACGCCGATATTAACTCTCCTGAAGAAACCGCTAGAAGAGTATTTACAGAATTTAACTCTTATTTAAATCTAGGTGTATTAGACGTATATAGCCAGGGAGGAGTATTTGACGCTAAATTTGGGATTGAGGAGTGGAATTTAAACGGAGTTGGCTCAACTTACGACGGCATTTACCAATTAAAGCTTTGGGATTATCACATGGCAATCCCAACTAACCAGCCGTCAAGCGTGCCAAGTGGAAATACGGCCTTAGTGCAGTACGTTTCAGGGGGGGGGGAGTATGTACAAATATGGACAACAACCACAACCGATGGAATAGACGACCCGAACTTGTCTTGGATTTCGGCAAGCACAAACACAACTGGAGGAGCAATTACAATTGCAGAGGAGACGGCCAACACTATTTCTTTGACCTTTCAATACATGGTCGAAAGAGTAAGCACGAGTTACGCGGTTACTCCAGCGGCTCACGCCGTTGGCCTTATGATTAAAATAGGCAATCAATACTTGTCAAGAACTGGAGCAACAACCTTTGCTTGGACTGCTACAAGTACGGTAATGGAATTTACGGTTACGGCTGGCTCTGTTTGGAATCCCATTGCAATAAACAACGTATTAGTCCCAGTTGACGGGGAGGTTGAAATTAGATTGCATCAACTAATCTGTAATGGAGGAACGGCTAACAGATACGTTGTAAGGTATGAAAACCTTTCGCTAAAGATTGAGAAAACAGATGGCTTATCTTTGTCAAAGTTAGGAGTTAAAGCGGTTACTGGCTCACCTTATGCCAACGTGCATCCCGATTACAATACATACATTGGCGACGCAATTACGAGCAACTCAGTTTCGGCTATTCGATTGCTAGATTTTGGTAATGCAGTTTCTACGGATTGGACTAGAGATGGAGTTGAAGAGTTACCTTTGCTAGACATAATCGTGCAAGAATTAGCTAACTTGAAAGGCCGAACGAATTACAGAGTTTTAGCAACCATTGAGCGAAGACCAATAGACCCTTTTAGAAGTTTCTTGTTTAACGGACGATATTGGGCGCTAATGAGTTACGAACTTGATTGCAGAAAAGGAACGGCTAGAATTGAGCTTTACGATTTAGGAATAGAACCAACGACATAAATGGAAGACGTAAATATTAGCAAATTTAGAGCGCAAGTTGTTAGAGCTGGCTCAACTCCAGCCTCTCCAGGCTTTGTTGTTTCCGAGGGGCAAAATCCAGTCGACCCAAGTGGAAGCGGTCAAAACCATTTGCCAGTAACAATTGCAACGGCCTCAACTGGTTTGTCTATTACAGAAAGCCAAGTTTTAGGTGGCGCAGGAACTGTTGGGCAATACATTAGAGGCGATGGCTCTTTGGCTGACTTTCCAGCAACTACGGGCGGAGGCTCCTCTGTTAGCTATTATTTGAATGGTTCTGTTTCGCAAGGCACAATCGGAGGAGTTGCTTATAAGGAACTTAACAAAACGCCAATATTTGGCGCTGGAACTGACATAAGCATAAACGCAGATGGATATATTGCCTCATTTATTACAGATGCTGGCGACCCTAATAAACTACTTATTCCAGCTGGAAACTGGAACTTAGAAACCTATTTTAGCGCGTCAAGTAGTGGTGGAACGCCTTCGTTTTATGTTGAGCTTTACAAGTACAATGGCTCGACATTTACTTTAATTGCATCAAGTAGCTCAGCGCCTGAATTAATCGCTTTTGGCACAAATTTAAATCCATATTTCAGCACGTTAGCGGTGCCTGAAACAATTCTAACTTTAACAGATAGGTTGGCGCTTCGATATTACGTTACACATTCAGGCCGTACAATCACTTTGCATACAGAAAACAACCATTTATGCCAAGTTATTACCACGTTTACAACTGGCTTGACTGCATTAAACGGACTTACTAGCCAAGTGCAATATTTAACGGTTGGGACTAGCGGAACAGACTTTGCAATTTCTAGCGCAAGCGATACCCATACGTTTAATTTACCAACGGCAAGCGCGACAAATAGAGGCGCTTTAAGCTCGGCGGATTGGACAACGTTTAACAATAAGACCTCAAACCTTGGAACGGTTACCTCTGTCGGCTTATCATCAGCCACTAGCGGCGTTACTATTGGCTCAACTCCAGTAACAACAAGCGGAACTATTACCTTAGCAATTGCAACGGCCAGCGGCTCGCAAAATGGCTTGTTATCGAGTACCGATTGGACTACCTTTAACTCTAAGCAAAACGCGCTTACTAACCCAGTAACGGGAACGGGAACGACTAATTACTTGCCAAAGTTTACAGGCAGTACAACGATTGGGAATTCAATAGTTAGTGAAAGTTCAGGTATTATAACTGTTGCTGGTAGATTTAATGCGAATGGAAATGATTATCATACATTATCAGTTGATGAAGGTAGTGCACAATTAAGACTTGAAAGAAAAATTACAAGCACAGGTCTAATGTATTTAGGTGCTGACAATGTTGGTTTTAAAATATTTGACTCTGGGTTTACGCCTCGTTTAATTTTAACCAGCGGTGGCAACCTACTTGTCGGCACAAATACAGACGCTGGCTTTAAGCTAGATGTTAACGGTACTGGGCGGTTTAGTGGGAGTGTGACGGCTGGAAATATTATTGCAAGAAGAGACTCTACAACTAGCGCAACAGACGCTCAATTTATTTCAGAAAATCGAACAGGCAGTTCAGGACAATATGCTATATATGGAAGCAGATTAGATAATGGTTCAGGGGCTGGTTTTGTACCTGTTGCTTTTGGGGCTATTCAAACATCTGGAGCGGGTAGAACTGGCGATTTTATTATAGCTGTTTCAAATACAGATAATGTAAACCTATCTACTCACGAACGAATGCGAATTACCTCAGACGGCTACGCTAGGCTATCAGCTAGCTCAGGAGGTATTCAATTTAATGGAGATACGGCGGCGGCAAACGCTTTAGACGATTACGAAGAGGGTACATTTACACCATCAATGACATTTGGTGGTGGGTCTTCTGGAATTAGTTATTTTGATAGAATCGGTAATTATACAAAAATAGGAAGTCAAGTTACTTGCACTATATATTTAGCTTTAACTGGAGTTGGAAGCTCTACTGGAACTGCAAAAATAACAGGCCTTCCTTTTACTGCATCAAATGCAAATAGAGGAATAGCTGCCGCCTCAACAATAAGATTTAACTCAATAGTTTTTGTCGGTCAATTAGGCGTGCAAGGTCAAACAAATGGAACTGTTATTGACTTTTTTCAAACAACCGAGGCTGGAGTTTCTAGTGCTTTGACTAATTTAAATTTTAATAGTTCTTCAGAAATGGTAATAACAATAACTTATTTTACTGCATAAAATGGCACTAACAGAAAAAAAAATTATCGACAAAATAGAATTACTTGAAAACAATTCTATACAAGTAAGGACTGCAAATGTAATTGAAAAGGATGGCGTAGAAATTTCACGAATCTTTCACCGCCATGTGGTAAATCCTGGCGACGACCTAGCAGAGCAAGACCTAAAAGTTAAATCAATTGCTAATGCAATTTGGACAGACGAAATAATTTTTAACTTTTTACAATCGCAAAATAAAATAGCATGAAAAAAATAGAACCAGTAACAATTTGGAAAAACGGCGAAAGCCAAGAGGCTAATTTATTAAATGCCTACATTATTAACGACAACTTGCAATCGTCTTGCTCGTTTTACTATTCGCTAAACACAAGCGGAGACGGAACGGAGGCAATGCCATTATTATTGGGTCAAGTAGTTGCCGAGGGTAACCTAACAATGGACGGAGAACAATATTTGGCTTGGGGCGGCTCAAATGATATTGCCTTTGCTTACATTGCAGAAAAATTAAACTTAACACTTATTGAAACTGTATGATTGTAAACCTAGTCGTTGCCGTTACTGACATTGAAGGCAACAAAATCACAAATGAAAATGGCGAGTTTATGTACTTGTCAAAAATGGTTGGGAATGCTTTGTTTTCAGCCGAAGAGAAAGACGACCCAATTAGAGTTTATGAGTTGGCAAAAAAGATTTATCACTCTAAAGCAGAAATTGAACTAAGTAAAAGCGATGCCGATTTAATCATGGACAAGGTAAAAGCCAAAGGCTTTACTGTGCTTGTTTTGGGGCCTCTTTACGGATTATTAAAATAAAAGTAATGGTAATTAGAGAGAACCGTTAGTTTGCGGATGTTTAAAACTATAAAACTAGCATACGTCATACTCTATTTAAAGGGCTAAATTTTAGCCCTTTTTTATTTGCTTTAAAATGCCTTATTTTTGGTAAACGAATTAATAAAAAGTAATGCACCACGTCCCTCCATTTGAACAAGTTTTAGGCCTCGGAATTATTGGAACGCTTGCCTCGATTATCGATATGAACGAATCCTTACGATTTCTAATTTTGGTCTTTATGTTTCTTGGCATAG